TGAATAACCGCTTTAATTTTAGAATGTGGGATATAAATACAAAAAGATTTTATTATATGTATTTAGATGAATTAATTGGATTGACCAGAACAATATCAATTCCAAAAGAAGCAACTATCCAACAATACACTGGATTAAATGATAGCAATGATGTTCCCATTTACGAAGGCGATCTTATACGAGGTATGTTTGATTTTGGACCTGTTGGGTTCAGAGAAACAATGTTGCCTGTTTGTTGGCACAACCTACAAGGTTATCAATGGAATTATTGGAACCTGTCAACTATTGAAGTTGTTGGTAATGCATTTGAACATAAGGAACTATTAAAGTAATATGAACAACCGATTTAAATTTAGAGTATGGGATAAATTGGCAAAACGCATGATTTATCCTCATAATGACAATCAACAACACTTTATCATTGATTTAAATGGACGCTTCCATAATCTACAAAATGGTAGCGGTGGCGATGATTATGTAATCCAGCAATACACTGGCTTTAATGATAAAAATAACATAGAAGTGTATGAAGGAGATATTGTAAAAATTAATAGATACTATATGAGACCGATTCCTGTTAATAGGAGAGAAGACATTGAATATAAACTTATTGAAGGTGAAATTGAAATTGGACAAGTGATATGGGGATGGAATACTCAGAAATATCTTGTAAGTTACGAACATATCAGATATGATGATAGTGAAGACTTTGATAAGTCATCTCATAGAGTTGAAGTAATTGGCAACATCTTTGAACACGAAAATCTATTAAAATGATTGTTCTAATCACTTATCTTGATAAAGAAACAAATACCAAAATGGTGAGTCACGGATACAATGTAACTACTGATGAACTTGTTGTTTTACCATCTGTACCATTGTTTTATTTCGATGATGCCAAATTTGATTCTGAAGTGGGTGAATATATTCTAACTAAATATGAGTGACATTATCAATCAATTTCCATCTTATAAACGAGTATTATCAAGCCACGAAAGAACTATTATGGCTAAAATTGGATGGGCATGCGCAACGACTTCTAATTTAGAAGAGAGTGAAAAATTTGATGAATCATTTAATCATAAAGCGTGTGATGAAAAAGGAATACCGAGAATAGTTGATCAACCAGTGAATTTTTCTATATGAATAACAATATTAAAACCTGCCCAAATTGTGACGCATATGAAGTAAAAGGTGAATATCATTCTCTTTTTGGATGCGGTTCTTACTACTCTGATATGCGAATGGGAACGCCTACAATTACAGAGAAACGAGAAGGTTATAGATTTCACGAAACACTACAGTGCGCTCATAACAGAATCTCAGTCTTAAATATTAGACTGCGTAAAGTTGAAGAATATGTTAAAAAACAAACAGAAGTTCCAGAAGTTCCAAAACAAACACTAAAAAGTCTTGAGGAACATAATAACAAAGCATATAACACTTTTGCCGCAGTCAATAACCTCAACTCTGGCTTTGCTTGCCCAAAGTGTGGAGAAGAATTGTATTATTATAATCCTAATACGATGTTGGCAACATATCCTCCTAAACGAGGTGTGCAGTGTAACAAGTGCAATCATACAGATTATGTATACTAATTATGAATGAAGCATACGCATTTACCATCATTTTAATTGCTGCAGCAGTAATAGCAGTAATTGCATTTATTGTCGGCGTAATAGTAAAATACAAAGAAAATAAAGATAACGCAAACAAAAAGAAAGTATATGTAAGCACTCTAGTAATCACATACTGCGGTGTAGGCACTGCACTAATGAACAAAAGAACAATCTCTTACAGAGATGTAACTGCTGAAGGTGCTCTAAAATCCAGACAAAAACAACAAGAGATGGCTAATAAAGCATATCAAACATTAGAGAAATTATCAGATACAGATATTTTCAATTTTGAAGGTATTGTTGTCATTCACAAAAATCAATTCATTGCAATTGAACAAGGAACACATACTGAATATGAGTGATGAGATTAAATCAAGTTGGATAATTATTGAAAATGATGATGTTTCTGTTTCAACTATTACACATCTTGCCAAATTATCTGGTTTAGTTAAATCATATTCTGAAGCAAAAAGTTTAATAAAAAGTGGGGGGTTATACCTGAATAATAAAAAAATATCTGATATTAATAGAGAAATATCTACAGATGACTTATTATATAATAAATACATTTTGTTACGAAAAGGAAAATCAAACTATTTTATATTCAAATTAAATCAATAAAAATATACACACAAATATGAGTAATATACTTAAACACGCAGAACGAGAACTATCATTAATTGGATATGATGGTAAAGATGCATACAATAATATGGCAAAAGCTGCCATTATGGAACTATTAACCACTTTTGCCAATCAAGGACATAGCGGATTTAGTGCCAATTATGTAACAGATGTCTTTAACAAACTTGCCAGATTTGAAACATTAAGTCCATTAACAGGTGAAAACAATGAATGGAATGATGTAACTGAAATGAGTGGTTATAAACACTTTCAAAACAATAGAGATAGTGCAGTATTCAAAGATGATACTGGATGTTATTATCTCGACGCTATTATTTGGGTTGAAAATGGTGGACATACATATACTAATAATAAAAGTCTTGGGTATATCAAATCATTTCCATTTACCCCAAAAACTTTCTATGTTAAAGTAGATAAAGATAATAACATACTTGATGCAGAAGAATATAATAAAGCAAAAGAATATTACAATAATCTGTGAAACCACAATGGCCAACACTAAAAGATAGACTACAACATCCATTAAAAGATGAACTTACAGCTTTACATCAACTAAAGCAAGTGTTACCATTGTCAAAACAAGCACAAAAATTATATGATAAACTATCTAAAAAATCTATGCGAGAAACCAGAAACAACGCCGGTAGAACAACCAAAGAATAATTATTATTTAGCTAAATATAGAGCCAATGTATCTTTACATATTACCTACAATCAACTAGATACTGATGGTTATCACGAATACAGACAATATGAAAATATTGAAAGTGACGATAATTTAGTTTTTCTTGAACAAAAAAATAAAAAAATTAAAGAATATCAAGAGACAATTTCAAATATTAATGAACAACTAAAAGACAATTCAAGTGAGTATATTATGGTGCAAAAAGTATTTCTTTTCAAAAAGTCTGACTTTGTTAATGCAATGATTATAATCAAAGATAATGACCTATATGAATCTACCAACTAAACAACCAGATGTAATTGACCTAACCAAGTCAATCAGAGAAACACACTATCAACTACAATTAGACTACCAAGCTCTAATGCTGAAAGCCACTACTCTACAAGCAGAAAATGAAGACCTAAAAGAAAGACTCAACAAAATTGCAGAGAAAATCCAACTTGACATCTAAAAAAAGTTGTGGTATATTCATAAAATGAAAGTGGTTATCAACTCAAGCTATGGAAAATTTGGATTAAGTGAGGAAGCTCGTATTCTATACGCTAAACTTAAAGGTTATAAGATAGTTAAAGCTGAATGTTTTGGTTATCCAACTTTTTTTAAAAATGAAGCAACTGATGAAAACTTAATTGACGATTGGATATTTGATAGAAGTGACCCAGATCTTGTACAAGTTGTAGAAACTTTGGGTGAAAAAGCAGGTGACGGAAAATATTGCATACTTAAAGTAGTAGAAATTCCAGATGATGTTAAATGGTATATTACAAATCATCATCAAGGTGAGGGAGAAAATATTGTGGAAGAACATAGAACTTGGAAATAAAATAATATGAAAATTGTAATCAATAAGTGTTATGGTGGTTTTGGACTAAGTAAAGAAGCTGAAAAACTATATGTTCAAAAAAAGAACATTAGTGGACCATTACGAGGTGACATTCTACGCAATGATTCTGTTCTTGTAGAAGTTGTAGAAACTCTGGGTGATAAAGCTAGTGGAAAATATTCTGAACTTAAAGTAGTAGAAATTCCAGACGATGTAACAGATTGGAGAATTGAAGAATATGACGGATGGGAACATATAGCTGAAGGTAGAATGTGGTATGGTAACTAATATAGTTTAATACTAAACACTATGAAATTATATTCTAAAAACAACAAAGAAGACCTATTTGACCGATTTGAAATTGATATCCATTTTCCAATATTCAAATGGGGAACAAAACCAGGAAATGAATGGGTAAACGATTTTCCAACTAAATACATTGATATCAAATTTGATACACAATTAGTCTATAGAAAAGATGTTACCTGGACTTATTTTGACTTGTTGTTTTTAGGATTTGGCTTTACTATCACTAAACAAACTAGTTACTAATTTATGAATAAAAACAAATTAACTCTTAGAGAATCGTTAGCAGATTGCTTGATTGGATTCTTCTGTGGTGTTCTACTTTATAGCATAATTCTCTGGTTAAAACGATAATATAAACAATATATGAAATACAGAATTTGGAGCAAAAACGCACAGTGTTATACTCACGAACCCTGTTACCCAGGTTCATCACTACATTGCGCATCAAACTACTACCTAGATAGTGATGGTAACATTGTTGACTTTGTAACAACTATTGGAAGTAGTCAAGACGATGCATCAAAATGTGATGTAGACCAAGAAGCTTATAAAATTGAACTATGTACCGGCTTCAAAGCCACTAATGGTGAATATCTCTATGAAGGCGATATAGTAGAAATGCCACTGGGGATCAAAACTACCATTGGTAGAGTTGTATATGAACACTTTGGTTTTATGATTTATGAAAGAACTGGTGGTGTTCTACAATTTGTTCAACGACAATATAATTATCTGGGTAATTATAACAAGAATCCAGAAATCTTAAAGGCTCCCACTAAAATTGATAATTCAGGAGGACATTAATATATGAAATGTATCAAACGAGGAAGATCACCTGAACATAGAATTTGGCACGGAGAATGTCATAATTGTAATTCTGTATTTGAGGCACTTGAAGGTGAACTAACTAACATAGAAAACGATTTTAGTTTATGCAAAGAAAATGCCAGATTTGCAAGAGCTATGTGTGAAATATGTAAGAGTAACTTTGTTCTTTATCCAGTAAAAGCAAACGCACGAGATTACTATAATAAATGAATACCAACATTACATCTGAACAGCCCTATACAAGATACTTTTTAACCAACTCAAAAACAAAAGTAGCTAAAGTAAAATTTGTTCTATTATATAAAACAAAATGAGAGACTTCATTTACAGAATTTGGGACATCAAACAAAAAAAGTATATTATGACCGCTTCACTATATGGTGGTGAAGGAGTTACACATCTTACTCAATGTTTTAACCGCAACGAATCTATCATTGAACAATACACTGGTTTACACGATAGTAAAGGTAACAGAATCTTTGAGGGAGATATTCTATACTTTGTTGCTAAATATATTTACACCGAACCAGTAGAAGTTATCTATTATGGATCTTCATATGGGTGTATCACACACGATGAACGTGGTGTTCTAAAAGAATATACAGAACTAAATCACATTGTTCAACAATATCACCCAGAAGTTATTGGTAATAGACATCAACTGCCTTGTAAACCAGACCACAATGGTGAATGTATTCACTGTGACTGTTGGTTGACTGACTGCCCACTTTTGAAAAAAAACTCTTGACGTTTTCAGAATCTAAGGTATAGTTATAAATGTAGCAAGGACAAGATTCAATACGTCCAAACTACAATAAACATAAAAAACATAGAAAGGTATAGATAAAACTATGAAAGAAAAAGGTACAAAGCCTACCGATGTGGGCGTTATTGTCGGTCGCTTCCAGGTCAATGAATTGCACGATGCTCATACTGACCTAATCACTTCAGTGCTCAATAAACACGACCGGGTATTGCTGTTTCTAGGCAATAGCATCATTCGTAATACTCTCAACAATCCTCTTGACTATCGTGCAAGGCGAGCAATGATTGCAGAGAAGTTCCCCACTGTAGAGATTCATTATATTAATGATAATCCCTCGGATATTGCTTGGTCAAAGAATCTGGATAAGCTTATTGCTGAACAGTTGCTTCCAATGCAGACTGTTACACTATATGGTTCCCGTGATAGCTTCCTAAAGTGTTACAATGGTAAGTTCAATACTTGTGAACTTGAAGCTACTACTTTTATTAGTGGTACTGAGGTTCGTCGTCGTGTGTGTAACAACTATCCTCCCACAGCAGATTATCGTGCTGGTATGATTGCTGCTACTGCATATCGTTTTCCAACCGCATTTCAGACTGTTGACATTGCTGTGGTAAATGATAAGGGTGAACTGCTTCTGGCACGTAAGCCAGAGGAAAAGAAGTGGCGGTTGATTGGCGGATTCAGCGATCCCAATTCTATTTCACTTGAAGAAGACGCTAAACGTGAAGTGTTGGAGGAATCTGGGGTTGAAGTGGGTAACATCACGTATCTGGGTTCTACATTAATTAACGATTGGCGTTATCGTGGAGAAATTGACAAGATCAAGACTGCATTGTTTGTTGCCAAGTATGTGTTTGGTAAACCAGAGGGTGCAGATGACGTTGCAGAAGTCAAGTGGGTTTCTATCAATAATCTGAATAAAACTGATATTGTTGAAACGCACCACGTTCTGATTGATATGTTTAATGAAAAGTTTGTTAACAATATCAAGCTGAAAGATACATTTATTCAGCCTGACATTGACGGAAATATGCCTTGACTTTGAGTGAAGTCTGGGTTATTATAAAAGAGTAAAGATTAAGGTACAGATAAAAATCAATACAGAAAGATAAAATTATGAATAAGAACATTTGTTTGACTACGGATTCCTATAAGTTGAATCACTGGAATCAGTATCCCGCTGGCACTGAGAAGGTTTATAGTTACTTTGAATGTCGTAAGGGTGCTAAGTTTGCTAAAACTCCATTCTTTGGACTTCAGTATATTATTAAGAATCATCTTGAGGGTGTAGTTGTTACCCGTGAAAAGATTGAAAATGCTGCTAAGTTGTGTAAGGCTCACTTTGGTGATGAAAAGTATTTTAACCGTGAAGGTTGGGAATACATTCTGAATAACTATGGCGGTAAGTTGCCTGTTGTTATCAAGTCAGTTGAAGAAGGAACTGTTGTTCCTATCAACAATGTGTTGATGACTATTGAAAACACTGACAATAAGTGTTTCTGGCTCACTAACTTCTTGGAGACTATTTTGTCTCAGGTTTGGTATAGTACTACAGTCGCAGCTTTGTCCCGTGAAGTTAAGGTTAATATCAAGGAATATTTTGATCTTACCTCTGATGGTGGATTGCTTAACTTTGGATTGCATGATTTTGGATTTAGGGGTGCCAGCTCTTGGGAATCGGCGGGTATCGGGGGGGCTGCTCATTTGATTAATTTCTTGGGGACTGATACGGTAGTGGCTATGGAAGTCGCCGTGAACTATTATAATGCTGATCTTAATGGTTTGGCGTTTTCCGTTGCTGCCACTGAACACTCTGTTATGACTGCTCTTGGTAAGAATGGTGAAGAACAGGTTGTTGAGAATCTTCTGAACGAGTATCCTACGGGTATTTTGTCTGTTGTTTCTGACAGCTATGACATTTATAACTTCGTGAGCAACATTGTTGGCACTAAGTTCAAGGATCGTATTCTTGACCGTGACGGTGTGTTTGTTGTTCGTCCTGACTCTATTACTCCTACCCATCCTACTCCAGAGGAGGAAATGGTTTGGATTATGGAGAATTTGTGGGCTAATATCGGCGGAACCATTAACAGCAAGGGATACAAGGTTATCAACCCCAAGGTTCGTGTGTTGTGGGGTGATGGAATTGACATTGATGGTATCAAGAAGATTCTGTATGCTGTTACCAAGGCTGGATTTGCAACTGAGAACATTGCTTGTTTTGGTATGGGTGGAGGTTTGTTGCAGAAGGTAAATCGTGATACTCAGCGTTGTGCTTTCAAGTGTAGTGCTCAGTATCGTGATGGTCAGTGGTATGACATTCAGAAGAATCCCAAGGATGTTTCCAAGGCATCCAAGAAGGGCAAGCTCAAGTTGATCAAGGTTGATGGTGAATTTGAGACTGTTGGTGAAAATGATCCTGGTGAGGATTATTTGAAGGTTGTTTTTTATGATGGCGTATTGCTCAATGAAGTTGACTTTGCTACTATTCGTAAGAACGCTGCTTTGTAATTGACAAATCAAAGGTTTGCGGTTATCCTAACTAAAACCGCTTCTTTTATGACTGATAAAGTTAAACAAGTTATTGTAACGCGTAAAGATAATTTATTTTTAGTTATTTATAACCATATATATAATGTATATGATTATCTATCTTGTAACTAACTTGATTAACCAAATGAAATATGTAGGACAAACAATCCGTACACTTAAACAAAGAAAATCATCACATTTAAGTTCTTCAAAAAAAGGAAGTACATACTATCTTCATAGAGCGATTAGAAAGTATGGAGCTGAAAATTTCAAATGGGAAGTAATATACAATGCGTCTTCAGAAGAAGAATTGAATGAAAAAGAAACTTTTTTTATAAAAGAGTATAATACAAATTCACAAGATGGTTATAATCTAACGGAAGGCGGACGGGGAATTCGTGGTTGGAAACATTCGGAACTTACAAAAGAAAAAATAAAGCAGTGTGCGATAAAAAATAATTCAGCTCAATATTTGAAAAAGTTTGTTCAAAGTGAAGAGGGTAGAAAAAAAATTTCATTGATGCAATTAGGAAAAACATATGAAATGAAGTTTGGAAAAGAAAAAGCCAAACAAATGATAAAAGATAAACAAAGATTATATAATGACAAATATGGTCTGCAAAAATCATCTGAAATTAGAGAAAAAATATCTAAAAATAGTAAATCTGGATTGCAAGTAGTTAGAACAAAAATGTCTGAATCACACAAAAAAAATTTAGATATAAACGGAAAACGGATTGACATTACAGATCAAGGTCGTGAAAAAATGAAAAATCATATGATCGGGAGTAAAAATCCGTGTTATAAACACGTTGATGAAAATATGATAACATCATTAATATTTGATTATCAATCTACTAAAAAAGTTACAAATGAAATGGCCAAAAAACACGGAATATCTAAATATTTGATTATTAGAGTTTTAAAACAAAAAGGAATATATGAAAGAAAACGACAGAATAAAGCAAACCATAATAATTCGTAAGGACCTCAATATGAGTAAGGGCAAAATGGTTACTCAAGGTGCTCACGCAAGCATTGCATTTCTTACCCATCTAATCCGTGGATATAATGGAGAATCACTTCTTCTGAGTAAAGCTGAAAAAGAATGGGTATATGGCACTTTCTTCAAGGTTTGTGTGGGTGTAGATAGTGAAAAGGAACTGCTTGACATTGCATATAATGCTATTGCGATGGGTATATCAGTCAAATACATTGAAGAAACCGCCGGATTTGATAAACCTACCGTTACTTGTATAGCTATCGGACCAGATTATAGTTCTGTAATTGATCCCGTCACTAAACATCTAAAACTTCTATGAGTGTAATTTACCAACAGATTAACCAACGCCAGTATAGTGTACGAGCCAATATAGATTGGCCTGGAAGAGAAATTGGTAGTTTAGTTATGGATGTGGATGGTTATTTTTATTTCTGGCCAGTAGATAACAATGGTGCTTGGTCATCATATCATCTAAAAGAAGTAGCAAACAAATTAGATGAAATTAATAAATCGTGGAATGAACAAGTTGAAAAGGATTTGAACAAATGAAAACTATTAAACTATTTGCAGGTACAAGCAATCTACCATTGGCTCAGAAGATTTCACAGAATCTAAATGAACCACTAGGTAAGATCTACCACCACAAATTTCCAAGTGGTGAAACCTATTGTCAATTCAAGGAAAACATTCGTGGTAGTGATGTATTTTTAATTCAAGGCATTACCAATCCAGCCAATGAAAACCTAATGGAGTTGCTTGTTATGGCTGATGCGGCTAGGCGTGCTAGTGCAGAACGAATTACTGCGGTAATTCCATACTTTGGTTATGCCCGTCAAGATCGTAAGGATAAAAGTCGTGTTCCCATTACAGCTAGGTTAGTAATGGATTTGATTGCTACTGCTGGTATTGATAGGGTGGTAACTATGGATCTACATAGTCCACAAGTGGGTGGTTTTACTAATCTACCATTTGATCATCTTACATTTGAACCAGTATTGAGTGATTATATCAGTACCAAGTATCATTCATTGGCCTATAGGGATAGTGTTGTATTGATGGCACCTGATGTTGGTGCGGTCAAACGTGTAGAAAAGTATGCGGATCTACTAAGAAGTGATTTTGGATTCATTAGTAAGAAGCGTGTAAGTGATACCAAGGTTGAACTACAAAATGTTGTAGGTAATGTAAAAGATAAACACGTAGTTATTATTGATGATCTTACAGAAAGTCTTGGTACTATGGTTCAGGCGGCTAATGAATGTAAGAAACAGGGTGCTGTAAAGGTAACTTGTGCTGTTACACATGGTTGTTTGACTGATATGGGTATCAAACGATTGGCGGAAAGCAATAGTATTGATGAATTTATTCATAGTAATACAACAAATACTTGGGGTAATATTGGATTCAAACCAGCTAATGTTACAGAGTTGGATGTGAGTATGTTGTTTGCTAAGGCTATTCGTAGTATCAACCAGAATGAAAGTGTAAGTGAACTATTTGTATGAAAACTTGGACTCAAATTATTCAACACGTTCAAAGTCAAAAGGTTGAACGTAAATGGGAAAAGTTGTATTGGTGTATTGACTTACATGATACCATCATTAGTGGTACATACAACCGATTCAATAGTGGAGCAGTCATTTATCCATATGCCAAGGAAACTCTTGATTATCTATACAATAGTCCAGATCATTATACTATTCTTTGGACAAGCAGTTATATGACATCAATTCAAGATGTGGTTCAACGTTTTGATTTGAATTTTAATGGTATCAATTGCAATTCAGAGTGTCCTAATACATCATTGTGTGATTTTCAAGACAAGTTTTACTTTAATTTTTTACTTGATGATAAGGCTGGATTTGATGGTACCAAAGATTGGCGTGAAATTTATGAAGCATTGACTAATGTTAACAACAAATAATTTATGAAATATATTGAAGCTCCTAATAAACATAAAGGCAAGTCAGGTATTCCCACACTATTTCTGGGCGGAGGCATCAGCTCATGCAAGGACTGGCAAGCCAAATTGGTTGAAAAGTTGAAGGATTATAATGTAACCATTTATAATCCCCGTCGTAAAGACTTTGATATCAATAATCCAAAGGTCAGTGAAGAACAAATTAAGTGGGAACATAAGTATCTACACGAATCAAACATTCTAGTATTTTACTTTGCGCAAGAAACATTATGTCCAATTACATTGTTTGAATTGGGTGCAACATTGGAACGCAACATTTATACTACTTTCAAACAAGATATTATAGTATATTGTGAACCAGAGTATTCTCGTAAGTTTGATGTGGAATTGCAGACTAAACTAGCAATCAAGAATGCTAGGGAACTTAGTGAGGGTTTTTGGACTCCTGATGATTACTTTGTATCAATTCATGACAATTATGATGATTTTGTAGATGAATTGAAAGCAATTGTTGATATTGCTCAAGTTTATGTTTAAAAAATAAAATATTGATTTAGTATCTGTCTATTGATATGTTATTAGTATATGGAAAAACTAAATCGTAAAGGGTTCTTCGCCACCCTATTTGGCGGAATCGCAGGTGTTGTTGCTGGTTCAAGTGTTAAAGCATCTGAACCTATTGTACCACCACCAGTTGTAGAAACAGTTGTATATTGTGACAAATTGGTATTTACACATAGTAGTGGTGCTAGTTGTGTAATGTCATTTGTTGATAGTGATAACTTTGCAATCAGAGTTAATAATAGTGAGAATATTTCAATCAATATTCATTCCCCACTCAAAAAACCAGAACCAGTTACATCAAATCTAAGTAACTTAACATTTAGTTCTAACGGTAATATTGGAATGGGAACGGCTTTTCCTAGAACAAAACTTGATATTCGTGGTTGGTAAAAATCATTGTTGTTATATAGTAGAATGTAGGGGTGGAGAACTTTATTGTGGGTATTCTAATAATGTTGAAAAACGAGTAGATACCCACAATAAATCTTTAGGGGCAAAATATACAAAGACACGATTGCCTGTTAGATTAGTATATACTGAATGTTTTGATACCAAGAGTGAAGCAATGAAGAGGGAGTATCAAATCAAACAATTGAACCGTCAACAAAAACTAAAACTAATAAATGAAAAACAATAAAGCATTTACATTAATAGAATTAGTATTAGCAATAACTATATTGCTTGGTATTATTGGTGCAATTGTTATTAACTATGATAGTTTGGTGGGTAATACTAGATACTACGAAGCAAGAGAGAATCTGAAGACTTATTTAATTAATTTAAAGTATCAATCCGCATTTCAACAAAAAGAGTTTGAACTTACATTTGATCCAGATTATAATATGTATAGTTCGTTTGAAGACTTTTATTTATTAGATGCTGTAACAAATGATTTGAAGATACTAGAAACAAGTGCCACAAAGATTGTGTTTTTTCTTGATGGTAGTGTACAAGAGAGTTATATTGTTACAAGCAACTTGGAGGGAACTATTACCAACAAATTTATTATCAATGTTATTGGTGAGGTAAAATACGAAGGTTATACCAATGACATTATAGAAAATAAAGAATCAGAAGTACAAACAGAATAAAGTTATGACCAAAGTTTATTTGCCGGTTATATGTTATAATCATACAGTGTTATCGCACTTTATGTTTAGTGTGATGAAGTTAATCTTTGAAGGACAAAAGAGAGGTATATCATTTGCTTTGGATTGTATATACTTTGAAAGTCTAATTGCTAGAGCACGTAATGCTGCAGCTGCTAGTTTTCTAAATCAACCTGATTGTGACTATATGATGTTTATTGATAGTGATATCAGTTTTGAACCAGACAGTTTCTTTTCGTTATTGAAAGCTGATAAAGATGTTGTTTCAGGATTATACCCGAAGAAATATATCAATTCATCCAAAGTAAAATTATTGGCACAAAGTGGACCCGAAACAATAGGGGATAGATTTGAAGAAGCTTGTACTGACTTTGCTACTGAGATCAAATTTGGGAAAGATGTTAAAACCATAGAGAAAGTAAATTATGCGGCTACTGGTTTTATGTTGTTCAAGAAACGTGTCTTTAATCAGATTGCTAGAGAAATGCCTAATATAGCATACAAGAATGATATTGATGGGTATATGGGATATGGAGACAAGTTCTATGATTTCTTCCCGTGTAAAATAAATGAACAAACCAAACGATATGAAAGTGAAGATTATGGCTTTTGCAATCTTTATAGAAGTATTGGTGGTGAGATATATGTAGATACAACTTGCAACTTGACACACTATGGTTGGAAGGGATATAAAGGTAACTTTTATCAACAAAACAAACTGTTTACTGTATGAGATTAATAATTTGTTTACCCGGCAATAATTTCTCAGGTCAATGGTTAGATAGCTTTATACCATTTTATAATTGGTGTATTCAAAACAAAATCACTCCAATATTATCTCGTAGGGAATCTTGCAACATTTATTATGTACGTAATATGTGTTTGGGTGGTGATTCTAATGCTGGAGAAAATCAAAAGCCGTGGCAAGGCAGAGTTGATTATGATTATATGTTATGGATTGATAGTGACAACATATTCAGTATAGATAACTTCGTTAAACTATACAATATGCGAAAGGAAATTGCATCTGGTCTATATCTAATGCAAGATGGTAAACACTATGCTACAGTCAAAGATTGGAATGAAGATCATTTCAAAAAATATGGTAGTTTTGAATTTTTAACACCTTCTAAGTTAAAAGAACACAGTGATCCTTTTGTTGTGGATTACACTGGATTTGGCTTTATACTTATAAAAAAGGGTGTATTTGAAAAACTAAAGTATCCTTGGTTTAGACCAATGTGGAAACAGTTTGGCAATGTTACTGAATTTACGATGGAAGATGTAAGCTTCTGTCATTTGATTAAAGAACAAGGTATAAATGTTTGGGTACATCCAGAGGTTATTGTTAAACACGAAAAGAAAGTATTGTTATGATAATATGGTTTACAGGTCAGCCAAATAGTGGTAAAACCACTTTAGCATTAGAACTAGTTCACAGTTTACACGAAATGCGTAAAGATGTTACCGCAACAATAATAGATGGCGACTCACTAAGAACAATTACAAAAAACGTAGACTATTCAAAAGATGGTAGACGTAAAAATGTACAAACCGCTATAAATTTATCTATCAATTCAGATACAACTAATGATTATACTGTTGTAGCACTTGTATCGCCATTTAGAGATTTACGTGAGTCATTAAAAAATAACAACAAACATACTGTTAAAGAAGTATATTTACATAGTAACAGATTACGTGAGGGTAAAATGGTAGATTATTATGAACCACCACTAACCAATTATCTTGACATTGATACTGATAAGCATACAATAGAAGAATCAATTAAATTAATCTTAGACTATATCAAATGAAAGCAATTATTGCAATGGCGGAAAATAGAGTTATAGGCAAAAATGGTGGATTACCTTGGCCTAGTATAAAAGAAGACTTTAAGTGGTTCAAAGAATTTACCACGGGTAAAAAACTTATTGTGGGTAAAAATACATTTGATACTCTTCCTATGCTCAAGAATAGAGAATGTCTTGTATTAACCAGACCAGTGGAACAATTTGATGCTTATATAACAAATCAATATCTAGTAAACAATAACTCTATGAGTGGTCAAATGATTACTATGGAGGATGTTGAGCTGTATAGCAAAGGTAATACCGAAGATTTAATTGTAGCGGGTGGAGCTAAAACATATGTTAGATTATTACCATATATTACAGAATTTTATGTTACGCATGTAAATGGTAGTTATGAGGGTGATACATTTATGCCACCATTTGAAGATTTGTTTACTAATAAAGAAGTTGTAAAAGAATTTGACGGACACAAAGTTATAAAGTATACTAAGTAATATGAACAAAGTAGACACAGAATATTTCAGAATTGTCAATGATATTTTGACAAACGGAAGACTTAAAAAGAACCGAACTGGTGTAGATACCATTGGTATTTTTGGTGCTCAAGCCAAATACAATGTGGATCTAAACGCATTTCCTCTATTAACCACCAAAAAAGTTCATTGGCCAGCAATTGTTCACGAATTGCTTTGGTTTATCAGTGGAGATACCAACATCAAGTATCTGGTTGATAACAATGTTCGTATTTGGAATGAATGGGCATTTTCTCGTTATCAGAAAGTCAAACCAAGATTGGGTGGATTAATGTTAGCAGATGAATTATTGTTGTCTAATCAAGAAAAACGAGTATTGGCTTCCAAGTTAGAACCAGAAGATTTTGATGTGGTTGATAGTATAAAGAAATCAATACAGGAAAAACAAAATAAATTCATTGACCGAATCAAAAACGATGTTGAATTTGCTAAGGAATGGGGTGAATTGGGTGAAGGAACTTATGGTAGAATGTGGCGGGATTTTCCATTTTTTACAATTGTTGATAAAACTGATCCATCAACGATGCCAAAATTCAAATCTTTAGGAACAAAGGGAACGTATTGTGGAGATGAACCATTAACTTTTCTAGGAAGAATTGATCAAATTACAAAAGTTCTTGAAAAGTTAAAAAACAATCCAGATGATCGTCGTATGATTGTGAGTGCATGGCATCCACACTGGGTAGATCATTGCGCATTGCCACCCTGTCATTGTCTTTTCCACTTTCATACAGAAGAATTGACTTTGGAAGAGAGAGTTGAGATTTTACAGAAACAAGTTGGTCCTGTAAATCTTCCTAAATCTGATGTGTGGATCATTCAAAAACTGAACGAGGACAATATTCCAACTCGTCGTTTGAATTGTTTGTTATACCAAAGATCCGTGGACACTGCACTTGGAAAGCCATTTAATATTGCAAGTTATGCACTGTTAACTGCTATGATTGCGCAAACTGTTAATATGGTTCCAGGTATGTTTACGCATTCAATGGGTGATACGCATATTTATGTAAATCACATTGACGGATTGAAGTTACAATTAACTAGAGAACCAAAGAAACTACCTAGAGTTTGGTTGAATCCAGAAGTTAAATCACTGTTTGATTTCAAGTATGATGATATCAAATTATTAGATTATGAGTTTCATCCAACAATTAAGTTTGATGTAGCTGTATGAAAAAACAGACCAAGAAAGAAAAAGAAGAAATTAAGATGAAGTTGGCTTATTTTGACCGACTTGTAAAACAAACCCGTGAACTAATTAAACAAGGTTATACTGTACCAGATTTAAGCAGTTTGGTACGTCCAAGCAGATGAAATACAAATATAGCGTTAGAATACATAATGTATCTACTACCGAAGAATTAGAAACTATAATGAACGAATATGGTTCAAAAGGTATTCGCGTCATTAAAGCAGATTTCTTAGGTTCTAAACTAGTTAACTGTAGACAACAAGCTAGATATACTCTATACTTAGAAGAGAAAATTAAAAAATGATAATATATGTATAATTTATTTTTGGATGACCTGCGCATTCCAACGCATGTAACTTGGGTTAATGTCCCAAAAGATCAACATTATTCAGTGGTAAGAAACTATCAAGAGTTCGTAGACATAATTACACTACGAGGACTTCCTAAGTTTGTTTGCTACGATCACGATTTAAATGATATTCATTATGGACATGGTTTACAAGGTGATGATATTCCATACGATTCATATACTGAAAAGACTGGATATGACGCTGCAAAATGGCTTGTGGATTATTGTATGAAGAAGGGTGTTAAACATCCTCCGTATGTAGTACACTCTATGAATCCCGTGGGTAAACAAAATATTATTAGTTATGTGGAATCGTATAACAAAACTGTTTAAAGACATTGCTAGTGGGTGTATAGTTATCTTTTTGTTTTATTTCGCTATTGCAAGTATTGTCTTTGCACTTAGACATCCTTGGGCTACTAGAACAGAGCAAATGATTCATATTGGTGACGCTTTAATGTTTAATAAAATATCCTATAAAGAAATGAGAGGAGAATATGAAGAGCGCTGATAATATTGTTGAATTAACAGATAAAGATATTAAAAAGTATACCAAGTTAAAAGAGGGTGAAAATATCAAGTCTGATGATTTGGTTCATATTGAAGAAAATACTTATGCTAAAGTAGGTAAAGGAAACATATTGTGTAAGCTTTCAGTAAACAAGTATAATACAATTTTGAGGGCAAAATGATTAAGTTGTTATTTGCACTGTCAATATTAGTATTTGTTTATATTATTGGTTGGCATCAAATTTACGGACAATTTATTAATTCATTTTATAAAAAATATGAAATGTGGTTGATATGGTTAAGTGTGCCTAGTACATTGTTATCAATATATGCTACAAAATTATTAGCAGAATATTTTAATGGAAAAATGTGGCCAAATAGAATTTTTACATTTAGTATTGGTATAGTTATGTTTACAATATTGACACATATTTATTTTAATGAAAAAATAAGTATTAAAACATTGACACTAATTGCATTAAGTGCATTAATAGTTATATTACAAGTTTTGTGGAAATAAATTATGAATAATAAAATTGAAAAATTACCCAATGGTGACTTTAAAGTAATATCTGAAATGGAAGAATGTATTGTATGTGGTGTTGAAACAAATGAACCCAAAGACAAACATATTGACTATCGATATCACTATGTAGAAGGTGTTGGTCAACTTTGCGGTAAATGTGCTGAAAAATATGAATAAACTAACTAAACCAAATGCTTTTGTATTTAAAGCATTCATTGACAATCAATACAGACTATGTGTATGTCCTCGTATTGATAATAAGTGGAGTGAAAAAGATATTGTATATATCCAAAACTACGATGGAGCATTCGATGATGTGCTTCATGAGAAAAATTTCAGTATTCTATTTGTAGGATATGAAAAAACAGATGAAACAAATGGATCATTTACTTTGAAAAACGTTAATGCTCAATATCTCAAAAGTGATACATCAATCGCTAGTGAAATGTATAGCAAGGGAACTTTTTTTGAAACAATAGAACAAGGATATCAATTATTTTATGAGCAACCAGAACGGCAAGGGGAGCAAACCCAGACCAACCAATAAAAAACAATACGATAAAAATTACGACTCAATTAATTGGGGAGATAAAAAGAAATCCAAATCAACTGAGAAGTGAAAAAAGTAATTCTTTCCAAAATAGAATATGAGTTTTTAGTGGAATGTTTGGAGAAACTAGAGAAACAAACAGATAATTCTCTTGCAGATCCCAAATGGTCTGAAAAACTAGATACAACTCAAAGACTATATGAGTTGGAAATGGAATACTATAAAATTAAAAAATACGGAGAACCATCTACCAAATATGATATGGTAAGATGGTTACTCACCAAAGTAAAAAACAAAACACTTGACTTTTAATTAGTTAATTGTTAACATAGGTTATGTTAAATTTTAATTCAGATAAAAAGAAGATTGTCATTGTTGCTGATCCACACAATGATATTAATAAACTTGATAAGATCCTCACTAAAGAGGATGCTGATATCAACATTGTTTTGGGTGATTGGTATGATAGCTTTGTATATGATGATCCAATTCATTACGAAGCTACTACAAAATATCTAAGAGACACGTTTCTACCCAACCCAAAGAACTATACTCTATTTGGTAACCACGATATACATTATCTGTATTACAATGAAAGTGCGATGTGTAGTGGTTATGAAGAATGGAAATATAGAACTATTGACGAAACATTAGGTAAAGATCGTGGAACTGTTCGTAACAAGTTTCATTGGTTTATTGTGTTGGATGATATTCTACTAACCCACGCTGGATTGGATACTAGACTATTACCTCCACAGATTAAAACTAACACGGATATATTTAATTATCTTGATGAACAGTCAAAACAAGCATCTTCCAAATTGCTTTCAAATGATCTTCATTGGTTTTATCAAGTTGGACGTAGTAGAGGCGGTATGAATAGAACTGGTGGCATTGTTTGGTGTGATTTTGATCATGAGTTTAGTCCTATTGATGATTTGAAACAAATTGTGGGTCATACTAGTCAATGGGAAACTGGTAGAGCTAAACAACACAATAGTGAAGGATACATTAATATTACAGATGCAAATAATATTTGTATTGATTGTCATATGAATCAGTATCTTGTAATGACCGATGGAAAGTTGGAGTTAAAAAATTACATAGATCTGTAAGTAATAAAGGTTTATTTGTAACAAATTACAGAGGGATGTTACGTAACTGTGACATCCCTTTACTTTTGCATTGTTTATGATATTTTAAAGTATATGGACGACCTTCAAATTACTTGTAACTATTGTGACACCGCAGCTAAAATAAAACGGGATAAGATTTATATGCAATGTCATTGTGATGATGACCGTCGTATAATTGATATACGAGAGTATCTTTTAGAAGACAAACATCACGATTATTTATATTCTATGTTCAGTGATAATTTTGTGTATAATGAAGCCAAAGCTTGATAGTTATACTTAAAGAAAGGTATAACATTATGTCAGGTCTTTATTTGGGAATCAAAACACAAAATCCAGTAGTTGGTATTACCAGCAACAATCCAGGCGCAGCAAATGCTATGTTAGCCGCACAACAAATGGCACAAGCACAACAACAACCACAACCAGTTCATCAAGATTCAAAGTGGAATCAAGGACAAGGTACTGTTGTACACGAAATGCCTTGGCACAAAGCACATCCTGGTTTGAAGAACGTTCAATAATTTTATTTGTTTGTTTATTCATCACACACCCCACAGTAAAATGTGGGGTTTTTGTTTGACAGTCAAATATACTATGATATAATATAATAATATGGATCTCAACGCTAAAAAAATCAACGAAAGCTTAGAAAAATCTGAAGCTACTGAATTGAAACCTTGGTACAGAACCAACAAATATGGCGATTGGATATTGGATCATATTGCCTATGGATGGCGTGTATATTACAAATATTATGATGTAAAACGATGGATTATTAGTACCTATCAACGTATGCGTTATGGTGTAAGTGATAGTGAATGTTGGAGTTTGGACTGGACACTTACAAATTTTATTCTACCCAGACTAAAACATTTCAAGAAGATCAATGTTCATACATACCCACCAGATATTACACCTGAACGATGGAATGAAATATTGGATGAATTGATTTGGACATTTGAATATATGCATGATGAAGAAAAGTTCAATCCAACTCCTATGTTTAGATATGAAGTTGACAATATGGATGATTACTTTAAAAATATCAAACGTGAAAAAACACCAGAACAAAAACAAGCTTGGGATGAATATCTGAAGAAAAATGAAGAACTAGAAGAACGTCGTAAAAAAGGAATGTTATTGTTCGCTGAATATTATCAACAACTATGGGATTAAATTATACACCTCCAGACTGGAACGAATGGTTTTTGCAAGGAGTTTATTGGGTTGCTAGTAAATCCAAAGATCCCAAGACCAAGATTGGCGCTCTTATTGTAAAAGACAAACGTATCATTTCAACAGGCTACAACGGTATTCCTATTGGAGTAGATGACAAAAATGAATTACGTCACGAAAGACCAGAAAAATACAAGTGGTATGAACATGGCGAACGTAATGCAATTTACGCAGCTGCCAAGTACGGTATAAACACCGATGGCGCAATTCTTTATACCAATGCGCTTCCATGCGCAGATTGTGCTAGGGGTATAATTCAAAGTGGTATCAAATGTGTTTATATACATCAACAATTCAATGATTTGTGTAACTCAACACAAAGAGAACAATGGAAGGGACATGACAATGCTACTTTCACAATGTTTAATGAATCTGGAGTAGAAGTACATACCATTGATAGAATTTTAGGATGTAAAGCATATTTTGACGGAAAAGTGTTTGACATTTAAAAAAAGGTGTGGTAGAGTTTATCTATGATCAATAATAATGAGTTGTTCGCTAAGGTACTGGCTGATAATCCTCTTCCGTATCGTTGTGGTGATAAGGTAAATACCAATCGTGGTATTGGTTATATCAGTGGTTATAACTTCAAGGACCGTGAAAAGACTTGGAAGTTTACTATTCGTCCATATGGACTACCCAATTATTATATTGATGTTGAAACTGTATATGGAAAGGTAGAATAATATGGAATTTGAAAGTAATACGGATATTTTAAGAGATTTGATGGATCAACTACATACATTACATAAAGAAAATGCTAGGTTGCTTCAGAAAATCGAAGCGTTAGAAAAACATAATGAAGAATTGAATCGTAAGTTAAAAAGCATTCAAGCAATATTTCTATGAAAATCTTTTTAGTATTTTTTATTAATTTGTCAGTATCATTGTTAACCAGTATATTGCTTTATAAGTTATTTAAAGTGGATGTATCTCCCACAATTATTTCTATTGGATTGATTGTTGTGTATATGTGTTTACCACAACGATTTCACGATTGGATTGCTGAAAAATGAATATTAGACCATCACAGTGTTTTGAATGTGAGACTGGAACATACAAAGATGTTACTGTCAATTATTTCTCACAATTAAGTGGGGGAAGAAGTTGTGTAACCAAAGATGTAACAATTCAACGTTGTGACACTTGTGGTGCTGAAATTTTAGATTCTAAAGCGTCTAAGATAATTGAATCAAATATTGAACGTAATTTTCCCGGTCATTACGATAAGTGGAAAACCAAGAACAAACCCAGATTATGAACATTCACGTTCCCGAAGAAATTAAATCTAAATATCCTCATATGGAATTTAGGGGTAAACAACGTCAATTAAATGATAGAATTGTGATTGAAGCGTACAATCATGCAATTAATCAGAACTTTTTCTATAGTTTTGATGAGGATTTCTTTTGGTTTCCCGGTCAAATTCCAGACTACAAACTTCCAAAGATATGAGTAAAATGGAATTACCATGTAATACGTGTCCTCATAATTCAGTATGTTGTAAATGGGGAACATTTTTGTCAAATGAAGAGGGTGAATCTTTACTAAAAGAATTTGGTGTTGAGTTCATATTTTTTGATAATGATAAAAAAGAATATCGTACTCAAACTTGGAATGGCAGATGTGTATTTTGGAAAAATAATGAATGTACCATTCACTCTCATAAATTTTATCCATCTGTATGTCGTAAATTCCCTTGGGAAGACGGTAGAAATCCATCTTTACCAATGGCGTATGACGCAACTTTGTGTCCAGAAATCTCTTGACTTAATATAAATCTTTGGTAATCTAGACTTATGAGTGAACAAACCTATATGAACCTAAAAGATGCAGTAAAGCGTCCTAAGTTTGATCTTAAAAACATCAATCGTGCGAATACCCAATTCAAACGATTGGTTGATAATTACCAGAAATGGAATGAAGATGAGGGTCTTAATGAACCTCGTTCGACATATGAAGACGACATTATTGAGTGTCTTGGTCATTATGATTTGGATGGTTATCAACTTGCTGAATATTTGCATGATTACAAATATGTTGAACCAAACACTGAACTAGTAGATATTCTGGATGATGCTCTTTTTGTGAAGAGTTCTCTTGAAAGAGAAATGTTTGCTCAATGGGTTAAAGAAAACTTTTTGACCATTCCAGAGGATGTGGTTGGTAAGAAGGTTAATGCGAAACAGAATCTTCGTAAATATGAAGATCATTACATTACTGGAATTAGACCAGACACTTATCAAGTAACTGTTAGTGAAAATGCTACCAAGCAAGGTGGTTGGATTGTTGGATTTGAAAATGTAACTTTTGTTAATTAATATGAATGTGAATCAATTGATTAAACGACTACAAATGTACCCACCAGATTTGCGTGTGGTTGTTCGTGGTTATGAAGGTGGATACAATGATGTAGACACTTTTGAAAATCTCAAGATTGTGCTTGACTATCATAGTGCATGGTATTATGGCAAACATGAGGATGCGTCAACCATCCATAATGAAGAAGTTAAAGCTAATGTTGTTGATGCATTACAAATTGGATAAAAACAAGATTGGGTTATATGGAACAGTTATTGGTACATTTAGTAGCAGACTATTACTTTCAAAGTGATTGGATGGCGTTAAACAAAAACAAGCGATCCATTCCTTGTTTGGTTCATTGTGTGTTATATACTGTACCATTTTTGTTGCTTACCCAAAATTTATTGGCATTATTTCTAATATTTGCTACCCACTTCGTTCAAGACAGATGGTGTATTATCAAATACTTTGTGTGGTATAAAAATCGTATAGGTCCAGACTGGTCCTATCCATCATATGACAAATGTAATGTAACTGGTTATTATGATGATTGGAAAAATACCGATCCAGATGCTAGACCCAAGTTTATTAGTACTTGGCTATACATTATAAGCGATAATACCTACCATCTAGTTTGCAATTATTTGATTCTGAAATATTTGGCTTGAGTTTCTTTAAAGTCTTGATAAATTGATTTTATGAAAAATAATCGTAGATATCGTGAGAAGTGTAATGCTAACACTATTGGTATATCTTCTACATACGCAAATCAGCGTATCCATGACTTTCTTAAGGGTTGGGGAACTATATCCAAAGATGGTAAATCTATTCTTTGGGATACGTGGCGACCATTAACCAAAAAGCAACGTGAAAAGATGGATCGTCATTGGAAGAAAAATCCTCCGTTCTCAGAAGTCATATTTCCTGTTATTAATAAAGTGATGCCTACTATAACTGCCGACGAAATTGTGTCTGTCCAACCAATGATGAATCCACCTTCTGGTTCTAAATTTTTCGTTGACTTTCCGTAAAGTCGTGGTAAATTAGACATATGAAGATTGACATAGAAAAGGTTGACCTCACCCAATTTATGGTGCATGAACATTCACTTAATGGTGAAATTGTTTATTTGATTCAACCTCAACATATCGGCACCAAGTGGACTCAAGACAACAAGCACATGCGTAGTGTGGTTGTGAATTATGCTGGTGAAGTTATTAGTGCATCATTTCCTAAGTTTACCAACTGGGGTGAGAATCCTGATCACTTTCCTGTTCCTAACTCACTAAAGAATGCAACTATTGTTGAAAAACTTGACGGTAGCACTTTAATTGTTAGCAAGTATAACGGACAATATATTCTGCGTACCCGTGGAACTGTTGATGCGTCTAAGCTGGCTAATGGTTTTGAGTTGGAACTATTCAAGTCAACTATTCTAAATAAGTTGCAGGATAATAATGATACTTGGGATTATTCTATCATTTGGGAATGGCTGTCTCCAATCAATAAAATTGTGCTATCGTATGGTGATGAACCTATGTGGAAGTTGATTGGTTTTATTAATCATATCAACTATTCACTTGCACAACAAGATATGTTGGATGCTATGGCTAAGAAGTATGATTTACTTCGTCCAGAAATCTATACTTTTACTGATATATCTGATATGTTACAGATTGTAGATAAGTGGCAGAATAAAGAGGGTGTATGTTTATATAGTAAGAATGACCAAGTTATTCATAAGATTAAAGCATCAAAATATCTCCTGTTACATCATCTAAAGTCTGAACTTAGTTCACTAGAAAAAGTATTGGATGTCTGGCTAGAGCAAGGTATGCCTGACTATCGGACTTTCTACAACTATATCTTTACCACTTTTGATTTTGAGTTAGCAGAGCAAATTAAAGGTACAATTAGCCGTATTTGTGATGCTAAGAAGGAAGTGGATCTGATTGTGAGTGGTATGAATGATTTTGTGAATAACAGACTCAAGACTCTACCTACTCGTAAGTTACAGGCTGAACAAGTAATTTCAGCTTATGGTAATACCAATCGTGCGGCTTTTTTGTTCAAAATTTTGGATAATCGTCCATTGGGCAAGGAAGAATATAAGAAGTTACTATTTCAAGTATTAAAGAACTAAAACAATAACCCCACTATTAATTTAGTGGGGTTTTATTTTTTGTATATATTTATATAGATATGAACAATTTACTTAACGAAACATTTCAAAAGCATTTAACTCTTCTACACAAAAGATTGAATGAATCTATGTCTGAAGAAAATGTTGATCTTTTAAATGAAGGTTTTAAAGATATATTGACAGCTATGGCTGTTGCGGGTGCTGTATTACTTAGCGGCAAGGTAGGATATGACAATATTCAATTGAGGAAAAAATGGGAAGACGCGTATGAAAAGGTGAAAGTGAGTGATCCTGAGAAGGCTGAAAGAATAAAAAGGTTGATTGCGGTTCATAGATTTACTAGTTCAAAATATTTTGGCAGAAGACAAAATGCGAAGGAGGAGATAGAAAGTATTATTGATGATTTTAATAACTCTACTAATAAGTAAATAATTAATCATTTAAATAATTAAAACACTAACCCCACTATTAATTTAGTGGGGTTTTTTATTTTTCTATATATTTATATTATATGAGTAATAAACTTAACGAAACATTTAAAAAACATTTAGGTCTTCTCAATAAAAAATTGAATGAAGGATTATTTGAGCCTGACGACGACACCATAGGTGCTAAACTAGGCTTTTGGCTAGATCAAAATAGTAGTGGTTATGCCTCTTCATTTGAAGTTGATACCGTTTTGGATGATTTAGATATTGAAAAAGGTACGCCTGCATTTAATGAATTGGTGGATGAATTCAAAGAAAGTGGTTATGAATTGAAAGGAAACGAGTTTGTAAAAATTGTTAAAAAAGTTAAAAAAGGTAGTGGCGTATCAGATGAAGTAGTAAAAGATACTGCTAAGCAATATATAAAACATTTTGGTAAAGGTTCATATTCTTTGGGAATCTCAGCTAAAGATTTTGTAAGTTTGAGTCAAGGAGAAGGAGATTCCGATATTAGAAGCAACTTTCCAAATTGGAGTGATGAAAACTTTAAACAAGTATTAGACATACTTTATACAGATGGTGGATTAAAAAGACCAGTAGATGAAACATTTCAAAAACACTTGGGTCTTCTACGTAAAAAATTGAACGAGGACACTGGTGACATTGTATCTATGATTGAACGATACATCGAAATTATAGAAACTCTTAAGAGTGTAGCTTTAAGCTACGACGGTGACACTCCAGCTTTGGAAGATGAAAAACGTAATATCAAATCTCAAATTATTAGTTCCAAAGGACAAGAATACTTTAATATGGTTGATGAACTAGCTGAACTAAAAGTTCGTAAAGGTAACCAATCTAAAGTTGAAGCATTAGCAAATCGATTGGGACTGCCACAATTAGCATTAAGTGAAGTAACTACTGATGGTGGTTCACTACCTGAACTTGCTTTAAAAGGCGCTGAGGTAATTGATGTAATGACATCGAGTGATGGCAAAGTTCATCTTCGAATAAAAGCTGCAAATTCAACCCAGTTATATGACGCTGTATTAGTATAAAAAAGATAATCTTTATATCAAGCCCCACCGATTAAAATAAATTGGTGGGGTTTTTTACTTTAATGTAACTAATTATATACAAGAGTTTGATATTTAATATTATATGAATACACTAAAAAAGTTTTTTAAGATGGTTTTTGGTAATAACGATAATAACGAGTGTTATGATTTAGTGTTATTGAAAGCTGTTTTAGATAGTAACAAACAACAAACTGAAAGGTTAAACGAAATTATGGCTGCAATTAATAATCTACAAGACGCATTGGCACGTTTGAGTGCTGCAACTGATAGTGCTGTAACAGTATTAAACACTCCACATCCAAGTGAAGAAGCAATTCAAGCTGCTGCTGACTTGGTAAATGCACAAGCTGCTCGTTTGGAAGCTGCTAGTGACAATGATCCAACAACCACTGCCTAATTCACATATTAGTTGAATATGAAAACCCCACTATTAATTTAGTGGGGTTATTTGTTTATTAGTTCTTCTTTGGTTTGGTTGGTCTATCACCATCTTTTGGTGGACCATCGTGTTTTGGACCTCTTGGACCGCCTGGTGGTGGACCAAAACTTCTCATTAATTTACGATCATCATCACTGACCTTGGTACGTTCTTCTTTGTCCAACTTACCATCTTTATTCACATCATATTTAGCAACCAAAGCAACACGTTGTGCTTTTTGTTCCTCTGTCAACTTTGGACGAGGAGGACGATTACCTGGAGGTGGACCTTTTGGACCTTCTTGAGCATTTAGAGATAATGCTGCGGTTAATACTAATAGATATTTTAACATATATTTCCTTTGTTTGTGTAACCACCATTGATTACATTACATATATACCATATCAACCACCCCAAATAAACATCTTTTACTTCCTCTTTACAATTTTCTCTTGACTTTATAACAAGTAGATGTTAATATACACATATGAATAACACAATTTATATTGCCGTTGGCTTGCCTGGAAGTGGTAAGTCAACTTATGCAAAGAACTTTATTAAAGACAAAGATATTGAATATCTAAGTAGTGATGAACTACGTGCAAAATTTGGAAGTGGAGAAACGGACCAAACTTGCACAAATCAAGTTTTTGGTCATATCAAACGAAAGGTTGACGAATTTCTAAAAGATGGTAAAAATGTATTAGTAGACGCAACTAGTGTAAATCGTAGAGAACGAAGTGACTACACTAATACAGCCAAAAAGTATGGTGCAAAGGTAGTTGCTCTTGTATTCAAGATGGATCGTGATGGATTAATTGCACGAAACCAGAAGAGAGGTAGTGAAGGTGGTAGAGTTGTACCTACTTTTGTAATCGACAAAATGCTTGCTAAGTTTGAAGAACCTTCTACAAATGAAGGCATTGATGAGGTAATTTATGTTTGAAAGACCGCTAAAACTAATTCATAATGATGATCACAAGGTATTCTTTACCAGTGATACTCATTTCCGACATAATCAAAGCTTCATATTTGAAGCTAGAGGATATAAAGATCGTTATGAACACGATGATGCTTTGATTGCGAAGATCAATGAAGTGGTGCGTCCAGAAGATACACTAATTCATCTTGGTGATTTTTGTCTTAATATTACTCCGCCTGAGTTCAATGAAATTCTGGCTAGAATCAATTGTCAAAACATTGCTTATATTTGGGGCAATCATAACAGCTGTATTCGTAAGCATTATGAAGATGCTGTTGCTGGCCATTTGAATATGGTTAGATTCACTGGTAACAGTCCTAATGATGGCATTGAAGTGTATCCATATGCAATTGGTAAACTAACTTATCTGGGTTATTATAAGGAATTGATTGTAAACGGTCATATGATTGTTATTCATCATTACCCACATCAAATCTTTAACCAAATGCAAAAGGGTGCTTGGCAGTTGAGTGGTCATAGTCACTATACCAATCCAACCACTCAGGTAGATTATCCAGACAATAAAATTCTGGATGTAGGTTGGGATGGTCACGGTAAGCCGTTGTCATTCCCAGAGATTCAGAAGATTATGTTGAATAAGAACCACGTTAAGCAAGATAAACATCATTAAGTATACAAATCCCCTCCGTAAAAAGAGGGGATTTTTGTTTTGACTTGTTATAAAACCTGTGGTAGATTGAGTTTGTTATGTCAAAGCCATATATTCACGCTCAAAGTTCAGTCCGTAAGTTCGGCGGTCAGCCACAGGATTATGAACCTATTCACGCCTTTATGGATTGTAGTAAGGGTGCAATTGCGGATAACCGACATCGTGCTCTAACCCACAATAGTTGGTTTCTTAGTAATATTCTGGAACGAGTAAAGTTTGCTAATAGTGGTCCAGAAACAAGTGATCATCGTTTTCCTACTATTATTAATAGTGATGGACGTAGTGTAAGTGTGCGGGATATTGGTGAACAACATTGTTTGGAAGACTTTGCTAATAAGTTTATTCCTTCAGCACAAGATTATCTGGCTGAAATGGAGTTCAAGAGTTGGATGCAGAATGGCATTTCACATCCTCCTAGCTTTGTGAAGATTGATGAAGGTCGTAAATCCCGTGCTAAAAATGGTTTGACTTCTAAAACTTTCGGTGGTAGTATTAAAAATGTAATCGGAGACTAACAAAACAAAACAAAACATATGAAAGAGTCACTTAAGAAAATTGAAGAGCTAAAGAATCAACTCAACACAGTTAAGTCAGAACTCCAGAAGGAGTTTAAGGCTGAACTAAAGAAGATCTTTGTTGATAATCCTACACTGGACAGCATTGAGATGTATCTTAATAACCACGAATTTAACGATGGTGGCGCAACCTCATTCTATATTGGATATGAAGATCTCAAGATTGTAGTAGAAGGTGAAGAAGTTGAACGTGAGTGGGATAATGCAACGAAGGAATATAAGCCAAATCCACTGCTTGAATCACTAATTGAACTTTTTGGTGATGTTCAGTGTATCCACGAAGACCTATATGGTGATGAATATGAACATCTGTCTATTATCCGTGAGGAAGTTCTAAAGTTTTAATATATGAGTTCATATCGTAGAGCAACATTACAGGATCTAGCCAAACTTGGTTACGTTCCTAATACACAAAAGTATAGTGAACATATTGCGTTTGCCAAGAAGTATTATCCTCCTGAAGCAACCACAATGGTTATGGTAGTTCATAGTGAGTACAACGATTGTACCTATGATAATAGTTTTCAGTATGTCATTGTATATGACAAGGATGGCAATGAACTTCCTCCACTAAAGAAGACTGCCAAAGAATGTCGTGCAAATTGGAATATTGATAATCTGCCTATTCCAAACACAAGAGACGGCGATTATGATTCAGCTGAATCAGATGAACCTTTGAATGATGTAGTTATTCCATTGACCACTGAAGTTCCAGAACTTTATATCAAGGAGAATTAATATATGTTTAGTAATAAAAATATTGTAAAGTATTGCACAAAGTATTTTGTTTTGATGACAGCGGGTGCTTATGTTTTTAACACATCCGTGATATTGATTAATCAAAAAAGTGACATTGCAAATCTTATCGGGTCCGCACTTTTTGCTGGACTTTTTATCAGCACGCTGGTAATCTTAAAAAGTGATGTGACCAAGTTGGTCAAGAAACTAGAAGAAAATAAAAACAAAGAAAATAAAAACAAAGAAAATGAATAAGAAGATCGTTAGTCTAATCGCCGGTATCGTCGCCATCTCAACTTTCACTGGTTGTGATAGGGTTGAGCCTGGTTATGTTGGTATCAAGGTAAATCAGTGGGGTAGCCAGAAGGGAGTCAATGATTTCCCGTTGGTTACTGGTGGTGTGTTCTACAACCCTATCACTGAGGATATCTATAAGTTCCCTACTTTTATGCAGAATGCTGTGTGGGATCGTGAACGTGGGAGCAAGGAAAGTCCTGGCGATGACAGTGTAACTTTCAATAGTATTGAAGGTGCGGTGGTTAATGCTGATATTGCTCTGGCTTACACGTTTATTGCTGAGAAGGTTCCTCAGATTTTCGTTGAGTTTCGTCAGTCGCCTGATGTTATTACTCATGGATTTATGAGGAATGAGGTGAATAACGCATTCAATCGTGTTGCTAGTACTATGAAGGCTAGTGACATCTTTGGTGAGAGGAAGCAGTATCTTCTTGACAATGTTAAGAGCAATCTTAACGTCCAACTTGGACCCAAGGGATTTAGGTTTGAGTTGATCAGCTTCCACGGTGGTCTTCGTGTTGATCAGAGTGTTCAGACTCGTATCAATGCTGTACTAGAAGCTAGTCAGAAGGCTATTGAGGCTGAAACCAAGGTTCGTCAAAGTAAGGCTGAGGCGGATCAGGTGATTGAGAAGGCTCGTGGTGAGAAGGAAAGTAACATTGCCAAGGCAGAGGGTGAGGCTCGGAGTATTGCTCTTAAGGCAGAGGCTCAGTCCAAGGCTAACTTGGTGTTGGCTCAGTCTCTAACCCCGGCACTGGTTCAGTATGAAGCGCTTCAGAGGTGGGATGGTAAGTTGCCGGTATATAATGGCGGAGGAGTTGTGCCGTTCATTAATGTTGGAAATACCAACCGATAAGTGGTAGGATAAGTGGAGAAACCCGCTAGAGAAATCTGGCGGGTTTTTTGTTGACTTTGTTTAAACTACGTGGTAGAGTTAAGGAGTAATGAATATCGTAGATTACATTGTAAAGAATTGGGACACTCTTCCTAAGAGCAAGTTTGATGATGACCACATCGTAATTTTCAAGGAGATTGAGAATTGGGATGGTGGTTATGGTCACCACTCTTATGAGGGTATTGGTGTTGACAAGGATGGTAACGTCACTTGGTGTTACAGCTCTGGTTGTAGCTGTAGTGGTGGACCCTCGCTTGATACCAAGAAGGACTTGAAGGTGTTTGTTGTAAATGATGGAATTGATTTGAATGTAGATCCGTCTACTATTAATTTCAAGTCACTTGAGGTTGAGTTTACCAGTTATTAATTTAGAAAAATAAGATAGCAAGTTGTAATTAACAATATTCATTTTCATACTTATTAGTATGAAGAAATGGATTATATATAAAACAACTTGTACAGTCAATAATAAAATATACATAGGTCAACATAAAACTGATAACATTGATGATGGATACATTGGTAGTGGAAAACTAATTACCAGTGCAATTAAAAAATATGGAAAAAATAGTTTTAACCGAGAAATATTAGAAGAATGTTTTACATTTAACGACGCTAGAGAAAAAGAAGAATTTTATATTAAAAAATTTAATTCTACAAATAGAGACATAGGTTATAATATAACTCCATATGCATGGGGAGGTCAACCTATGACAGCTGAAACAAGATTAAAAATAAGTCAACTAAATAAAGGAAAAACTCGTTCGATTGAAACGAGAGAAAAAATGAGAAAAGCTAAAACAGGTACCACTTGGTCAGTACAACATAAATTAAATCAAATTAAATCTAAAATCGGTAAAAAATGGTATCATAATCCCATAACACTAGAATCTAAAAAATTCAAAGATGATGAGGGTATACCAAATGGATGGTTGTTTGGTAGAGGCAATACTCAAAAAATAGGACCTGAAAGGAAAAAACAATCTTTTTCTAAAGATGCACTTGAAAACATCAGAAATGCAAATCTAAATCCGGAAAAAAGAAGAAAAACATCTTGTACTTTGAAGGGACATAGTGTATCGTTAGAGACGAGAGAAAAAATAAAAAATAGTTTAAAAAAATTTTATGAGAAAACTAGCGTCAATCAAAAAAATTGAAGAAATCAAGTTAATTGAAGGAGCAGATAAAATTTGCGCATATCGTGTGGGGGGTTGGTGGGTAGTAGATTCTGTGACTAAATACAAGGTGGGTGATTTGGCTGTTTATTACGAAATTGACAGCTTTTTGCCGATCCGCCCTCAATTTGAATTTCTACGCAAGAGTAGTTTCAAGCGTATGGGTTCTACTGAGGGATTTCGTCTCAAGACCATTAGGCTCCGTGGACAGATCAGTCAGGGTCTATTGACTCCAATTCCAGAGGGTATTAGTAATCCAAAGGAAGGTGATGATTTGACTGAGGCTCTTGATATTGTCAAGTATGAACCTCCTATTCCCGCTCAATTGGCTGGAAAGATCAAGGGAACATTTCCTAGCTTTATTCCAAAGACTGAGGAAATTCGTATTCAGAACTTTGAGAGTGAAGTTGGATTTAGTCCAGTTGGTGAGCGTGCTTATATAACTGAAAAGTTGGATGGTACTAGTTTCACTTGTTATTTTAACAACGGTGTATTTGGTGTTTGTGGCCGCAATTGGGAGTTGTCTGAAACTGATGACAATAGTCTATGGCGTATGGCCAAGGTGCTTGAATTGAAGGACAAGATGACTAAACACGGCAAGAATATTGCTTTGCAGGGAGAACTAATTGGTGCTGGTATCAATGGTAATTTGTATGGATTGAGCGACCACAAGTTGTACTTCTTTACTGGTTATGACATTGATAAGGGTCGCCGTATGTTCTTTGATGAACTTGAGTGGGTATTGTTTGGTTTGCAATTGCAGATGGTGCCTGTACTTGAGAAGTATGGATTTGTAATTCCAAATGAAAACAATATTGTTGACTATATGTTGAAGTATGCTGAAGGTAAGAGTGTATTGAATATGGAAGTTGATAGGGAAGGTGTGGTTGTACGTGGTCTTGAGAAGGAGTTTAGTTTCAAGGCTATTAGCAATACGTATCTTCTTGGAAGTAAGGATTGATATCAAAAGGGAGGTATGTAACAGTACCTCCCTTATTTTTATGAAAAAGTATAGTATCAAGACAAATGATATTGGTATGTGTATGAGTGTAGGTTGTGATTTTTATCAAACTTGCACCAATAATAGTGTAAATATGTTTTACAAGACCAAACGAAAGTTTGAACCAGTGCTTGAAGAATCAATTTGTTTGAGTTATAGTAGTGGAAAGAATAGTAAAGACTACCCAGACAATTGTTATCCCAACGTATTGAAGAAGATTTATGAATCTGGATATTAAATTTGTGGAACTACCACAAGAACCATATAAAGTTCCAATGAAACTAGAAAAGACCACATTAAATTTATTTGTAAAGCATTTACCCACATCAAGTGTGTTGGAGTATTTGATTGAGTTATTGCCTAAGTGTACTGAAAATGGTCCGTGGATTGCTGGTGGTTGTTTACATAGAACCTATCGTAAGTTACCATTAACAAATGCTGATGTAGATGTATTCTTTAAAAACAAAGAACAATTTGAAAAGTTTGTATATGATCTGAGTGTAAGCAGTGTTACTGCGGGATATATAAAAATTGAATCTACCATATACAGTGAGTGGCATTGTACACTTACAATTAAGTATATGGATGTTGATTGGAAGATTCAGTGCGTAACATTCAAATATTTTGATACTATTGAAGAACTATTTAAGTCATTTGATATCAATGTATGTCGCATTGCTTATGATGGTACCAATGTAGTTTATGAAAATGGCATTTTAGATGATATCAAGACTAATAAATTGAAGTTTAATGAAGGTAGTATTTACTATCCTAGTGTAACATTGAAACGATTGGTTAAGTATATTAAGATGGGATATGACGTTGAAGATGTGGATCTTAAATTGTTGACCCACGCTTTTTATAAGTCTAAGAAAAAAGCAATTGACATTCTTGACCAAGACTTGGCTACAAAAAAGCCAATTGAAACTTATAAAGGTTTAAAATAAGCTGTTGACATTTTGAAAAAAGGTGGTAGATTGGTACTTGTGATGAGCACCAAATCTACCACTTTTTTTAGCAATCAAATCAAAAATGGACTTCTCAAGCTTGAGAAGAAAAACAAGTCTGAGTCTCACCTTTCTAGGGTTGACCACTTGGTTGCATCGTTGACTGACATTGGCATCAACAAGCTTCCTCAATTTGACAGTGTGGATGAGTTCCTCAAGGAAGTGAATGATGTTAACAGTGATGCACATAAAATTGACAATGTGCTTGCGTTGCCTGAGAACATCAAGCATCAAACTGGTCGTGGTGAGTTGTCTATGTTTTTGATGCTTGGTGATTCACGCAAGAGCAATATCAAACGTGGTGAAACTGGTGATGTAACGCTTAATGACAAGTCGTATGAATTGAAGAAGGAAAGTGGCATTATTGATTTTGCTATCAAAACGAGGGGTGAAGTCACTGATCGTTACAATGAACTTGTTATGATTCGTTCGTTTTGTGATAAGATTTTGAATGCCTATTTTGTTGACAGTAACGTTACCAAGTATTTTAATCAATATTTTCGTAAGAAGATCACTGAGTTTTCCAGTGCTGATTTTGAATTGTTTGATAATTTGTTGGTTATGATCAAATCTGATACTGATATTCGTAACAAGATTACTGGTACTATTTTGATTGATGTTATCAATAACTTTTCAGCTTACGAATGGCGTAAGAAAGTTGCGCAACTGATTGTTAAAAGTTATAGTGGTGGTGTCGTTGTGTATCGTAAGAGCAAGAAGGGCAATCGTAAAGTAAAGCGAGTGGATAGCAAGTATGAATTGCTTGATGCTAAGAATGTTATTGTGCAGAATCTTACACTGGGTAATATTCAGTTGAAGATTATTAATTAAACTCTATTATTGTTTCTTTATCTGATTTGAGTTTGGGATATTCTATAATGGGATAATTCAAACTTTTAATCAGATTTTTCTTTTCCACTTTGCTTCCCAGTGGATAGATATATCTTTCTTTGACTGACAATTCTTTGATTTTAAATGGTCTGGGTAGTACTTCTATTAATTTGTTATAGTTAAACGTACCATATTTGTTAAATAGTGTACGTGAATGTTGCCATTTAACACCACCATCAAAACTAACAATATAACCACTGGTACCTTTGGGTCTTTCAATATTTTGATACAGCCAATTGGTAGCTTGATATATGGTACCGATGTGTCCAGCATCAGGATCAGCATAACTTATCAAACATTTTATTTCAGGATGATTGAGTTTGATATATTTCAAACATTGACCAATAACCCAACTTTCAGTATTTTTACCCAAATCATCTTCTACCCACAATCGTTTCAACTCCCATAAATTGGAATGATTTAGTAAAGGTGATACACTTCTAGCCACATTAGCACCAGCAGTTGGTCCAAATACAACCGCCCCAACCAGCTTAGGCGCTTCAAAAAATACACTACCTTTGCTTTTGTCGAAGATTCCTATACACAACTCAGCTATGGTCCATTTGTGTGTATAATGATGTTTAACAATCAATTCTTTGGCAGTCAAATTGTTTACTTTTTCAACATAAAGATTTTCCATAAACATATCATATCATACCCACCTCAAAATTTCAAAATATAAAAAAGGTTGTTGACTTTTTATAAAGTCGCTGGTATTATGAATTTAGTAATGAACAGTAAGATTTTGAAGCGTACCATTGACATTGCCAAAGCTATGTGTCCGCTTAACCTAGAGCATAGGTGTAGTCATATAGCTTTTTTGATTAAGTGTGGAAAGATTGTACATATTGGTACAAATAGCTGTAAGAGTCATCCTGAGACACTTAAATACGATTATAAAAACCATCAACTGGTTGGTTTGCACGCTGAGTTGAGTGTGTGTATGAAGAGTGGCAAGGAGGATCTTAGGGATTTTAAAATGGTTGTTCTTAGGGTAGATCGAACTGGCAAGTTGAACAACAGCAAGCCGTGTTGTGGTTGTCAAAGTGTGATCAAGCAATTTAATGTGGGTGAAGTGTGGTATAGCGATTCTAATGGAGATGTAATTAAAAATGAAAATTGAATTCAAATCTGAGGTTTATAGTCTGGGAGAAATTTCTCTTAAAGAACTGAAACGATACAAGATGATTAATGACTATGTTTACAATCAAGTTAGAGTTGGCGGATGTGGGGAATTGATTGAACGAATCATATTGGATTATTTGACCACCAAAAGCGGTTATACCAATATCAAAAAGAGTCCAGCAAACAGCAAGTGGGATTTTGAATTAACAGATGATCCCACCGTTCGTGTAGACGTTCGTCGTGTATCTCCGACAAATACAATTTATCTTGGACATACATCAGGCAATCTTAAAAAATTGATTTGGGAAGACAAAGCTGAAGTTCTCAACAACGGTGGGTATTTTTGTATCAAGTTGTGTGAGGATAAAATGGTGTTGTTTTATATTTCAGCAAAAAGTTTGCTCAATTATGTGTATGAACATCCTAATTTCGAGTTAAAAAACGAAGTACCTGTAAAAATTCTCAACGAAAAATTTTGGAAGACGCTCAACGTTCCGCTTGACAATTAAAGAAACCAATGTTAAGATGATTTTGTTGTGAGGAACTGGTTCACAACTCTTAATTTAAATCCAAAAAGCACTTACGCTGTCTGTGATAAAAATTATTAATTAGACAATTATGTCATAACCCAAATCCAGTAATAAAAGGAAAATAATAATATGATCGGTACAAATGAAAAGACAATTAAGTCCACAACTGAAAACTGGGAACTCTCCAATGTAAAGAAGTTTCTCGATAGCGTCTTTATCGACGATAGTTTTCAAAGTCCTGCACGTTGGGACGGTGCAAAGTCACGCAGTTATCTTGATTCGCTATTTAAGGGAATCGCTCCAAGCAAGTTTATTTTTGCTGATGTAGTTGAATGCCGGAAGAATTCACTGTCAACGGAAGATATCAACTATTATTCCGATTGGCTTTCCGAGGGAGCTAACTATCTTAACCTTGATAGCAACAACCGTTTTACTACCCTACGATTGTTGTTTACTAACCAACTGGAATTGCGTGCTGGAACATATTGTGACAATCTAGGCAATAAGTTTACTATCAAGCGTGAACAGCGGTGGGCTGATCTAAGCGAATCAGTTAAGGATTTTATTCTTACTCGTACAATTACACTGGAAGTGTATACCAAGGCTACTCGTTCACAGTTGAGTGACATTTTCATCGCTGTAAATAGTGGATGTGAATTGAACGCTGCTGAAAAGCGTAACGCTATTATTAGTCCCATCTCAAAGATTTGTCGGGAATTGGGTGAGAACTATTACAAGAATTTCAGTACCCGTAGTTGGATTCTTTCAATCTTTTCAGAACAGGATTATAACCGTCGTAAGATTGACTCACAGTTTGCTGGTATGGCATTCTTCCATAGTTTTGGATTCAAGAAGAACATCAGTGATGGTATTCTTTATAGTGAATATGAAACTGGCTCTGAGCTAAATAGCAAGTCAACTTGTTTTAAGAATGACGTAGATGAATTCTTTAATACGTGGGTTGCTCCAAATGAAGATATCTTCAAGGAAAGTATGAAGCTAAGTAAGCAAACTGTGTTTGACTTGTTTGTGTTTTATCACCGTCATCGTAATCAGATCAAGGATGTGAATATGTTTCTGAAAAAGTTTGTGGAAATCAACACTCTTTTGAAGAAGAATCCTGAAGCTGACCACAAGGTTGGCGACAAAAAGATGACATACGCAGCGTTGCTCCGTGGTCGTGAAACCCCAAAGTGTCAGAAGCGATATGAACTGTTGGCCAATGGATTGGTTAAGTCAAAGGTAATGACAGACGAAAACGTAACAGCAGTTTATAAGTATAAAACAAAAATCAATACAGTGTCAGCTTAAACCACACCAAAGTCAAGGACGATGAAAATCTCCTTGACTTTTTTCTTGCGCCGTGGTAATATTATAAAAG